TACTCCGTTGAGTAACTCTATGGATGGTGACTTTGATACCGGGAATGTAAGATATAAGAGTCGTGAGCGATATTCCTTTGGATATTCTGATCCATTGGGTATGTGGGGCTCATCGGGCTCGTCTTAAGCTAGGGTTTACCCCCACTAAAAGGCCCTTCGGGGCCTTTTTTACGTCTGTACTAGGCCAATTTAGCCTGTAAACCCGTATGTGTTGGAATAATGAGACAGTTATTAGTTTCTACGCAACATTCGCAATACAGCGAAATACGTATGCACTTCACCATCCATTGAGGTACACTAGAACTCCCAACTAGGAGTAGCTATGAAATTTTATGTTTACGTTTACCGCGACCCACGACCACGCAAGGGTATGCAGCCCGTATATGTAGGAAAAGGCACTGGGGATAGGGACGTGTCGCACTGGCTGCGGGGCTCGCATAACAAGCCTTTGCAGGACTTCATGTCCCATGTTCGCTTGGCCGGGCTAGCCCCTACCTGCCAGCGGGTATTTGAGACCGACGACGAGCAAGAAGCATTCGGCAAAGAGATCGAACTAATTGCGCTCTACGGACGACGTAGCAACAAGACGGGCACACTATTCAACCTGACTGATGGCGGCGAGGGCGCGTCTGGGATGCGTAAAACCGACGACCAGAAAGCTGTAGATGGGCGGTTTTCCTCAGAACACTGGCAAGACCCTGCATATCGCGCCAAAGTAGTTGCTGCGCAACAAGCGGCCCAGAGTACCCCTGAAGCTCGCGCTATAAAGGCCGAAAACAGCACGCACGCATGGACCAACCCAGAAACACGGCAGAAGCGCCAGACGGGTATCAAAGCAGCCCGCAACACCGAGTCCTCCAAAGCCAAGACGAGCGAGCAGGCTAAGGCGCAGTGGGCTGACCCGGATTACGCTGCGAAACAAACGGCGAATAACCGAGAGATAGCCAGTCGCCCAGAGGTTAAAGCGGCTAAGTCCGCTGCGTCAAAAGCGCGTTGGGCAGATCCAATATGGAAAGCAAAGATGTTAGCGGCGCGGAAGAAAAAAGTTGACCCCGCCCAACCCACGTGATATAAACAAGGCACCCCGGACTTCCGGTGTATCTGACGGCTCCGGGCCGACGACATGCAGACAGATACGCCCCAACTTGCATGTAAGGAACTACCATGGCTAAAACCACCTTTTCTGGCCCAGTCCGTTCGGACAACGGCTTCCAAATCCCCGTCGTTACTACTGCCAATTTGCCAGCTTTTGCTAGCGTAGTCGCAGGCACAGCCTATATCATTTCTGATAATGGCGCAGGCAACGATGAGTTCTGTATTGTTATCAGCACGGGCGCTGCTTGGGTCACTGCTGTCGGCGCGGCCCTTAGCTAATAGGAGCATCTGATCATGATGCAAACTGACGTCAAGGCCACGTCGCTGGCGGCATCGGGCTCTGTCCTTGGGCAGCGCACCCGCGTGCGTGGGGCCTTAGTAGAACCCGGCACAAGCGCAGGCAGTGTTGTGTTCAAGGACGGCGGAGCAAGCGGCGCTACCGTTTTTACGATTAACACCACAGCTAACGGAGAACCCTTCAGCGTAGTGATCCCTGGCGAGGGCGTGCTGTTTCTGGCAGATGTCTACGCGGTGCTCACAGACGCTAAAGTAACTGTTTTCTATGGCTAAAGAAAAGTCAGCAGCATGGACGCGCAAAGAAGGCAAGTCCGACAAGGGCGGCCTGAACGCGAAGGGCCGAGCGTCGTACAACAAAGCCAACCCCGGCAAACCCGGTCTGAAGGCCCCTCAACCCGAGGGCGGCAGCAGGCGCGACTCTTTTTGCGCCCGGATGACCGGTATGAAAAAGAAGTTGACCAGCGAGAAAACGGCTAAAGACCCCAACAGCCGCATCAACAAATCGCTAAAAGCGTGGAAATGCTGACATGAAAAACGAAGTCGCTGAATCCGTAAAACCTCTAGTGGACGTTTTGTCTATTGCCACCGTATTGGGGACTCTTGCCGATATGCTCCCATCTGTTGCTGCTATTTTTACGATAATTTGGACGAGCTTGCGGATTTGGGAAACGGATACGGTTCGTGGCTGGACGGGACGCAACCCGAAAGAGTAAAAGGGCCCCGCAGAAAGTGGGAAAGTGTTTCTTCAACGCGGCCAACAGCCGCACATTTTTAAAGGTGGTGATACTATGGCTTCCAAAATGAACCCCGGCTTTACGGCCATGATGGCAAAGAAAAAAGACACTGGTAAGGGCAAAGACGCGATGGCCAAACACGCAGCTAAACCTGCATCCAAAGCACACGCAGGCCTCAAAGACGGCGGCATGGCCAAGATGGCTATGGGCGGTGGGGTCCACAGAATGCCAGACGGCTCCATGATGGCAGGGGGCATGAAGAAAGGCGGCATGGCCAAGATGAAGCACGGTGACACGACCAAGATGGCCAAGGGCGGCGGTATTGAGTCCAAGGGTAAAACCAAAGGAAAGATGGTGTAATTATGGGACTCAAACTAGGCGATATTTCTCCCCTTGCTGGGATGCTGACAGGCAAAGGCGCGATGGGCGATCTGATGGCAAGCGGCCTTGGTGGTGTGCTCGGCTCCACAATTGCACGCAATGCGCAAAAGAAAGACGAAGCGCAAGAACGCGCTCAGGCTGAAGCCCGTGCGCAGGACGAAATGGCTGCGGCTAAAATGCAGAGGGCACGCGGCATGAAAAAAGGCGGCGCAGTCAAGAAAATGGCTTCGGGTGGCTCCACGTCTTCGGCTTCCAAACGGGGTGATGGTTGCGCTCAACGCGGTAAAACACGAGCATGAGACCCAGCCGAGGCATGGGGGCAATCTCCCCCAGTAAGATGCCCGGCGGCAAGAATAAAGCCCGCACGGCCAGCACTTCCTGCACAACGTTCAAGGACGGCGGTAAGGTCAACGCTGCGGGCAACTATACGAAGCCCGAGATGCGCAAGCGGATCGTGAGCCAAGTTAAGTCCGCTGCTACCCAAGGTACAGGCGCTGGAAAATGGAGCGCGAGAAAAGCCCAGCTGGTGGCCAAGAAGTACAAAGCTGCAGGCGGCGGGTACCGGGACTGACATGAAAGCACCGCAAAAGTCGCTCAAGGATTGGACGGCCCAGAAATGGACCACAAAATCTGGCAAACCGTCTTCCAAGACGGGGGAGCGCTATTTGCCTGAGAAAGCCATACAATCGTTAAGCCCCGCCGAGTATGCTGCCACCACAAAGGCCAAGCGTGCTGGTAAGGCCGCAGGCAAGCAGTTCGTAGCCCAGCCCAAGCGTATCGCAAAGAAAACAGCAGGGTTTAGATAATGGCAACTTCAGGCACAGCGGCGTTTAACATGGATCTCACGGAGCTTGTGGACGAGGCTGCGGAGAGGTGTGGCTACGAAATTAGGACCGGATACGACCTGAGGACTGCACGGCGTTCCTTGAACTTGTTGTTCGCAGATTGGGCAAATCGTGGCGTGAATATGTGGACTTTTGAGCAGGGCTCGATCACCATGATTCCGGGCCAAGCCACGTACGACCTGCCAGCAGATACAGTGGACCTCTTGGAGCACGTCATTCGCACAGGGGCAGGCAGCGCAGCTACACAGGCCGACTTGACCATCACCCGCATTAGCGTGTCCACGTACGCCACGATCCCCAACAAACTGAGTCAAGCCCGTCCGATTCAAGTCTGGATTGAGCGCCTGCAAGCAGCTCCAAGGATCACAGTGTGGCCCACCCCCGATGCCAGCCAGACCTACACATTCGTGTACTGGCGCTTGCGCCGCATTGACGACGCTGGAAGTGGTGTGAACACCATGGACGTCCCATTCCGTTTTATCCCCTGCATGGTTGCAGGACTGGCATACTACTTGGCCCTGAAGGTGCCCGGTGGCTTGGAGCGCTTGGGCATCTTGAAGCAGCAGTACGACGAAGCATGGCAGCTTGCTGCGGATCAAGACCGGGAAAAAGCGAGTGTCAGATTTGTCCCACGCCAGATGTATATCTAGTCATGGGGAATAAGTTTGCTTCTGGTAAAAACGCGATCGCGGAATGCGATCGTTGCGGCTTTAGGTTCAAACTGACGGAGTTGCGCAAGGAGATAGTTAAGGGCAGACTAATTAACATCCTTGTGTGCCGCACCTGCTACGACCCCGATCAGCCACAGTTGATGCTAGGGACCTTTCCGGTTGACGATCCGCAAGGTCTTCGCAACCCCCGCCCAGACCGTAGCTACGTGGCTTCAGGCCCGCTGGCAAACGGAAATCAAGGCGAAGGCAGTAGAAACATCCAGTGGGGATGGAATCCGGTAGGCGGATCAAGATTTTTTGACGACGCGTTGACGCCAAACCGCTTGGCTTTAGACGTACAAATCGGTATAGTTAGCGTAAGTACGACATAAGGAACTCTCATTATGGCCACCAAAGTAAATAACCTCGATGCCGCAGCATATGCCAAGCCCCACACCATGGCGGGCAAATCCGTGACTGTCGAAGCCAACCCCGGCAAGGGCGTAAACTGCAGCAAGCTCGATACATACGACGTGAGCATTGGCAATATCAGCAAGTCCGCAGGCAGCGAGCAGACTAAAACCGCGGGTATTGTGACGCGGGGTAACGGGGCAGCCACTAAAGGCTGCACGGCACGCGGACCCATGGCGTAAGCCGGGTAGAGCATGACGAATTCCGAGCTTCAAGCTGCAATTGTCTCGTATACAGAAAATACGTTTCCGGACACGTACTTGGCGGACGGCACGGTTGTGTCTAGTGTCCAGCAGATCAATCGACTTATTCAGCAGGCGGAAGAGCGCATTTTCAATACGGTGCAGTTCCCGTCTTTGCGTAGAAACGTCACGGGCTTCACATCGGCAAACAACAAGTATCTGGCTTGCCCTAACGACTTTTTGGCAACGTACTCCATGGCGGTCGAAGTGCCGGGCTACGGGCAGGAGTTTTTGCTCAACAAAGACGTCAACTTTATCCGCCAAGCCTACCCGTTGGCGACCGATACCGCGACCCCGAAGTATTACGCCTTGTTCGGGCCCTCGTTTGCTACCGGTACGGAGTTGAGCTTCATTCTTGGCCCTACGCCAGATGAACGATATGCGGTTGAGCTGCACTACTTCTTTTACCCCGAGTCCATCACCGCTAGCGCCAATGGCACGTCGTGGCTCGGAGACAACTTTGACCCCGTGTTGTTGTACGGCTCTTTGGTTGAGGCTGCCACCTACATGAAAGCGGAAGCCGACATGGTGGCGTTATACAATGGCAAATACCAAGAAGCCCTAGGTATGGCTAAACGTTTAGGGGACGGTTTAGAGCGCGGCGACAGTTATCGAGACGGCCAAGCTAAGGTGCGGGTCACATGACTATTGCTCAAACCGCCGTCACGAGCTTTAAGGTCGAGCTGCTACAAGCAGTCCATAACTTCGGCCCTACTTCGGCGGACACGTTCAAAATAGCGCTGTACACGGCAGCGGCCAATATCGGTGCGGACACGCCTAGCTACACCACGACCGATGAGGTAGTGGGTACCGGCTACGCCGCCGGGGGCAATACGCTGGTAGTCTCACCGGCACCCGCTTCGGGTAACAATATTAACGCGGTCCCGACAGCGTACGTTTCGTTTACCTCCACCGATTGGCCCAGTGCGTCATTTACAGCCCGGGGGGCGCTTATATATAATTCAACCAAAGGTGGCAAAGCCGTGGCCGTGTTGGATTTTGGTGCTGATAAGACGGCAGCAAACACAACGTTCCTCATTACCTTCCCCTCTGCCGATGCGAACAGCGCTATCGTGCGCATTTCATAAGGGCTACCCATGTTTAACGAGCAAACAAACTCAAGCGAGCAAATCCATGCGGGTGTGGCAGCCGCGACCGGTGCATCCGAATCAGCTAAAGGCGGCGGCGTATTCCGTGTGGAGTGCCGCGACGCACAGGGCCAAGTCAAATGGTCTGCGGAAAAGCACAACCTCGTGGTCAATGGGGGCCTGCAGGACATGCTCTCCAAGTACTTCACGGGGTCGGCCTACACAGCGGCTTGGTACGTTGGTGTATACGGCGCAGGCGCATCAAACGACCCCGCAGCGAGCGATACCATGGCCTCCCACGCAGGTTGGACAGAAGTAGTTGCCTACAGCCAAGCAGCCCGCCCATCGGCGGTTTTTAGTACGGCGACGACCGCCAACCCGTCAGTGATTACCAACTCATCGGCCCCAGCCACGTTTTCAATTAATGGCACGACGGTAATCGGCGGCGCGTTCGTGACCTCGGATAGCACCAAAAGCGGAACGGCAGGCGTCTTGTTCTCGGCAGCGGATTTCGCCTCGCCGGGGGATCGCAGTGTGGTTTCGGGGGACACATTAACCGTCACGTACACATACAGCCAGACAGCAACTTAATTAGGAGGCCGTTATGGCAACAGTGTTCAAAAAAGGTGACGCCGTAAAAGTGAACACGGTCGTGCCTCAAGGCCCCGTGCTGGCGCTTCGTATGGACGAAGACGGCGTTGTGTACTACCGGATCGAGTGGACGGATATAAATGGTACAGTGCAGCAGCGCTGGTTTACCGAAGACTCCCTCATCGCCGCTGGAGAATAACAAATGGCACTAGTCCTCGCTGACCGCGTTCGGGAAACAACCCCGACGACAGGTACCGGAACCCTCACCCTAACAGGCCCCTTCTCGGGCTTTCGTGCTTTCTCGGCTATTGGCGATGGCAACACTACATACTACGCCATTGCAGACGCTAACACCGGCGAATGGGAGGTAGGCGTCGGTACCTACTCAACGTCGGGCAACACACTGTCCCGAGACACAGTGTTGGATTCTAGCAACACCGGTAGTTTGGTTGTATTCGCAGCAGGGGCGAAAGATGTTATTTGTACACAACCAGCCGAACGCGCTGTATATCTGGAGGCTGCGGGGGCAAGTACCATTGTTCCAGGGATTACGATTTCGGGATTGACCGCATCGACAGCACTCGCGCTTGACGCTAGCAAGGAAATAGTTAGCGTCGCCAACACCGGCACAGGCAGCAACGTCCTAAACACAAGCCCAACGCTAGTAACCCCAGCCCTAGGAACCCCGGCTTCGGGAATAATGACTAACGTCACGGGTACGGCAACAGCGTTGAATATCGGCGGGAATGCAGCTACGGCTACCAACGCCTCCACAGTAACCACT